AGGCGGATATCGCGGAAACGAAGGGGTTATATGAGCATGACCGATCTATCGACGCTGGGGGATTTATCAACGCTCTTCGGGGTTCTGTGCGTCCTGTTATTACTTATGCCTTTTTCGGATTGTTCGTAGCCACCAAGGTAGTTATCATGGTCAAGGTGGGACAATCTGGGGGCGATTGGACGGAAGCGGTAGAGCTTATGTGGGACCCCGAAACGGCTGGACTCATGAGCGCAGTCTTAGCTTTCTGGTTTGGAAATCGGGCCATATCCAAGTACGCATCTAAATGACTGAGAAGGTAGTTCCTTTTCCAAAGCTATCTGAGGCTGACCAACAGTGGCTTGTCTTGAAGAAACAACAGGAACTTATTCGGCAACAGTCTAAACAAATAGAAAGTAAGGGATGAATTATGGGATACAAGTTAGGAAAACGAAGCCTGTCAAGGCTCGAAGGAGTCAACGACGATCTGGTAACTGTCGTGAAATACGCTATCGGAGTTACGAAGCAGGACTTCAGTGTGATATGTGGACTGCGGACGATAGACGAGCAACGCGCCTTAGTAGCAAAGGGCGCGTCACAAACCATGAAATCAAAACACATTGACGGCAACGCCGTTGATTTGATGGCGTATTGCGATGGTAGTGGCCGATGGGAACTCAACTTGTATGATGAGATTGCTGACGCGATGAAAGAAGGCGCGGAGGCTGCGGGTGTTAAATTACGTTGGGGCGCGGCGTGGACGATTGATGATATCGGTGCGTGGGAAGGAACCGCAGAAAATGCGATGAACTCTTATATTGACGTTAGACGTTCTCAGGGCCGCAGGCCGTTTATTGATGCTCCGCATTTCGAGGTCATATCAATCTGATGGACGGTATTGCATTAGCTTCATATTTGTATAAGGTGCTTCGGGAGCGTGAACAGGAACTCGCGGACGCTCTAGCGAATGATGTTGCCAAAGACTGGGAGCATTATAAATCTTTGGTGGGAGAGATACGGGGCCTTTCCTACGCGCGGTCAGAACTAAAAACCCTGCTGGAGAATAACGTAGAAGATGTCGAAGACCTTATATCTTCCTGAACATCTCGCGCAAAAAATGAACAAGGAAAAGCCCGATACTTCGGACTCTTCTGTTGTTGATGGCGCGTATGTTGACGCTAAGGACCGAGTATTAGACCCGGGACTTTTAGATAAACCCCTTCTTGACAGGCTACCACAACCCACGGGTTGGCGACTTTTGGTAATGCCCTATCAGGGGGCTTCAAAAACCACGGGTGGTTTACACATCCCTGACGAGGTTAGAGACCGAGAGGCTGTAGCAACAGTAGTTGCTTATGTTTTAAAGCTTGGACCTCTGGCGTATAAAGACCCCAGTAAATTTGGTGACGGCAGTGGTACTCACGCCGTAGATGGTTGGCCTTGGTGCAAGGAGGGCGACTGGGTTTGTATCGGTCGGTATTCTGGCTCTAGGTTTAAGATAGATGGCGGGGAGGTTCGCATCATTAATGATGACGAGGTGATAGCTACTCTTCTGGAACCAGATGACATTAAACACGTTTAGGGGGATGACATGATTGACGAAAAGACTGAGCAGGAAGACGAATCTGTAGAAGTAGAGATTGATGCTTCCGAAGAATCTACGTCTCAAGTAGAGGTTTCCGCAGAGCCGGAAGGTACGGGGGAAGAGGAGCTTGAAAACTATAGCTCTAACGTTCAGAAGCGTATTTCTAAACTTACGGAGAGATATCGTAACGAGGAACGGGTAAGCCAAGAGGCTACTCGCGTTGCTCAAGAGCTTATGACCGAGAACCAAAAGCTCAAAGATCGAATGCAAAACTTGGACAAAGGCTACTTGTCTGAGTACGGCGGTAGAGTCGAGGCTCAAATGGACGCTGCTAAGAGGGTGTTCAAGGAGGCTCATGAAACAGGCGATGCCGATAAAATGGTTCAAGCTCAAGAGGCGATGTCAAAAATCTCTATTGAGCAGGAACGTTTGCGTATAGCCAAGGAACGTTCCGATAAAACGGAAGTTGTTCAGAAAGAACAATTTACACAAGCTCCCCGAGAGCAACCCGCAGCGGCCCCTGCAAAACCAGACCCAAAGGCACAGTCTTGGGCGGACAGTAACAGTTGGTTTGGGGCCGATGAGGTTATGACTTACGCGGCGTTTGGAATACACCAAAAGATGGTAGAGCAAGAAGGGTTTGACCCGACGAGCGATGACTACTATAGTGAGGTGGATCGCCGTATACGTGTGGAATTTCCACACAAGTTTAAAAAGGCGAACAAAACGGGAGGATCACAGGTCGCATCCGCTGGCGCATCCGCATCCCGCAGCACTACAAAACAGGGGCGCAAGTCGGTTAGGCTATCACCGTCACAAATAGCGATGGCGAAACGGTTGAACGTGCCGCTTGAAGAATACGCTAAGTATGTGAAGGATTAATATTATGACTAGCCGGAAAACACGCGACAACGAGACACGCGAAACAGAAACGCGCAGAAAACCTTGGGCACCACCAAGTCACCTATCAGCACCTCCCGCTCCCGAAGGGTACGTGCATCGGTGGATACGAGTCGCAATGCGTGGCGAAGAGGACAAGATGAATGTCCACTCCAAAATGCAAGAAGGATGGACTCCCGTCCGGAAGGATGAGTATCCTGACTATGAGGCTCCTACTATTGACGAAGGTCGATATGAAGGAGTAATCGGTCAAGGTGGTTTAATGTTGTGTCGAATCCCTGAAGAAACAGCCCGTGAAAGAAACGAGTATTACGGGGGCCGGACCCGCGAAGCTATGGTAGCTGTAGATCAGGACTTAATGAAGGAACAACATCCTTCGATGCCGATTTCTAATAGTCGGCAAAGTCGTGTATCATTCGGAGGCTCACGAAGAGACTCCGACTAACATAGAGGATTGCTATTATGGCAAATTCAAACGGAGCGTTTGGGCTACGCCCAATCGGTATTGTTGGACAGGGTGCGAATACTACGGGTGCTACCGAGTATCGTATTGCGTCTACCAACAATACAAAAATGTATCAGGGGTCCCCTGTTATACCAATCGCAGGCGGAACTATCCAAGAGGCGCAAGCCGCAGCGGGTGGCACTGTCAGTCTTCTTGGTGTGTTTTGGGGCTGCGAGTATGTTCGTGCGTCAGACGGCAAGACTATCTGGTCTGCTTCTTGGCAAGGAACTGCGGCGGGTGCGGATGCAAACTTTCCCATTAAAGCGTTTGTGTACGACAACCCGATGCAGACGTTTACCATTGCAACGTCGAATGTAGTTGCAGGGTTTAACACTGAGTCGGAAGTCCGTGAGGCGGTGTTTAAAAACATTAACTTCGCAACGGCTACTGCAGGCAGTAACGTCACGGGTATTTCATCGGCAACAGCCAATCTAGGTACTGTGGCAACTACCGCTGCTCACAAGTTGCGGATTATTGGGATTCAAGATGATCCTGATAACTCAGACTTCACTGTTGCAGGCATCCCATTAATTGTTCGTCTCAATACCTCGTTTAATTCTGCCAATGGCGGAATTGTATCGGGTACTGTTTCGTCTACTGGCGTATAAGGAAGGGTATAGACTATGGCTATTTCTCGCGCACAACTAGCAAAAGAGCTAGAACCGGGACTTAACGCGCTGTTTGGGATGGAGTACGCACGGTACGAAAACCAGCACTCGGAAGTCTACACAACGGAATCATCGGACAGAGCGTTCGAGGAGGAAGTTATGCTAAGTGGATTTGGCGCAGCACCAACCAAATCGGAAGGTTCTGCGATCAATTTTGATGATGCAAACGAAGCATACACTGCTCGTTACAACCATGAAACTATCGCACTAGCCTTCTCTATTACAGAGGAAGCTATCGAAGACAATCTCTATGATCGTCTTGGATCGCGTTATACTCGTGCGTTGGCACGTTCAATGGCACACACCAAGCAAGTTAAGGCCGCTGCGGTTCTTAACAACGCATTCCTTGGGGGTGCAAATGCTGGTGGTGATGGTGTTGCTCTTTGTTCTGTAGCCCACCCTCTTACGAACGGCGGCACATTTGCAAACACGCCAGCAGTTGCTGCTGACTTAAACGAAACATCCCTTGAGGATGCTTTGATTAATATTGCGGGTTTTGTTGATGAACGTGGTTTGAAGGTTGCCCTTCGCGGTACTAAGTTGGTCATCCCTCGTCAACTGCAGTTTGTTGCGGAACGTTTGATGGTTTCTAACTTACGTGTTGGGACTGCAGACAACGACACAAACGCAATCCGCTCTATGGGGATGTTGCCTGACGGTTACACTGTCAACGACTTCCTTCTTGATCCGGACCATTTCTTTGTGTTGTCTGACGCTCCTCGTGGAATGATTCACTTTGAACGGACTGCTCTGTCTACCAATATGGAAGCAGATTTTGACACAGGAAACATGCGATTCAAAGCGCGGGAACGGTACAGCTTCGGCTTTAGTGACCCACGCTGCATCTACGGTTCTCCCGGTGCGTAATCTCTGATCCATAAAAGTTTTGAAAGGGGTTGCTTCGGTAGCCCCTTTCT